GGCCTTGACCTCTTACCAGTTCCAAAAACAGATGCTGATGAAAGACTAAGATCACTGGCTGTAAAGGGCTTAGAGGGCCTTCAGAAGGCTTCAGATCCAATTTATATGGACCGCTTAGAAGAAGAGCTATCGGTTATCGCTTCAAAGAACTTTGCCTCATACTTTTTAGTTGTTGGTGATATGATTAATTGGGCAAAAGAATCTGGAATTAGAGTTGGTCCAGGACGTGGTTCTGCAGCGGGGTCATTAGTTTGCTATGCCCTAGGAATTACAGATGTAGACCCAATTAAATATAACCTATTGTTTTTTAGATTTATTAATCCAGAGCGAAATGATTTTCCAGATATTGACACAGACTTTGAGGATAGACGCCGTAAGGAAGTAAAAGATTACTTAAAGGGTAAGTTTAAGCATGTTGCTTCTATTTCTACATACACATACTTTAAAGATAAGGGTGTAATTAGAGATGCTGCTCGTGTATTTATGGTCCCCCTTCAAGAGGTAAATCGTGCAACAAAACAAATTGACACATTCGAAGACTTTTTAAGTTCGCCGAATACAAAAGAATTCAGAGCTAAGTACCCAGAAGTTGTATGGCTAGCAGAAAGACTGCGTGGCAGAATTAGATCTGTTGGTGTTCATGCTGCAGGAGTTGTTGTGGCAAAAGATGATCTAAGAAAGTATGCTCCAGTTGAATCTCGTGAAGACGCACAAGATAAAGTCTCTGGACGTATTCCAGTTGTAGCATACGATATGGATACTGTTGCAGATATTGGTTTGATTAAGCTTGATGCGCTAGGATTAAAAACACTTTCTGTTATATCAGATACATTGGGATCGATTAAAAAGAGATCTGGAAAGCAGATTAATCTTTCAGAATTAACTATGGACGATCCAAAAGTTTATCAAATGTTAAGCGAAGGATACACCAAAGGTGTATTTCAGGCAGAAGCAACGCCATATACAAATCTTCTTATGAAAATGGGTGTAGATAAGTTTGAAGATTTGGTTGCCTCAAATGCCCTAGTAAGACCAGGAGCAATGAATACTGTAGGCGCTTCGTATATTGATCGTAAAAATGGTAGAGAAGCAGTAGACTATAGCCATGTATTAATGAAAGACTTTACCGAGAATACATATGGTGTTATTATTTATCAGGAGCAGGTTATGCAAGCCTGTGTATATTTAGGAGGGATGTCTTGGTCAGAAGCCGATAAGGTTCGCAAGATCATTGGTAAAAAGAAAGATGCAAAAGAGTTCGACCAGTTCAAGGATAAGTTTATTAGCGGGGCTTCTGAGCATATCTCAGAAAAGAAAGCGGCAGAGCTTTGGCATGATTTTGAAGCGCATGCTGGGTATTCTTTTAATCGCTCTCATGCTGTTGCTTACTCCATGCTTTCTTATTATACTGCTTGGCTTAAGACTTATTATCCTCTTGAGTTTATGTTTTCAATCCTTAAAAACGAAAATGATAAAGATGCTAGGACGGAATATTTAATCGAAGCAAAAAGACTTGGGCTTCGAATAATGCTGCCACACGTCAACGAGTCAGACATATACTTTTCCTTGCAAGATGAGGGAATTAGATTTGGTTTAGCGGAAGTTAAATTCATATCAGATAATATTGCAAATAAGCTTATGGCACAACGTCCATTTAAAGACTATGCTGATTTAATTTCTAAAGCTTCTAAAAAGGGAAGTGGTATTAATAGCAGGGCGATAGACGCACTTAATGCAATCGGAGGGGCAGCTTTTGAAGATAACCCAAGATCTGGAAATGAAAAAGATAATTACTATGAGTATCTTGGTATACCAACATTTAATCTAGAGGGCATACCCCCAAGAATTAAAGCACAGGCAAGACCAATTGAAGATTTTGATGACCTAGGCTCATTTGTAATGTTTGGTATGGTTAAAAATATTAAACGTGGAACTGGTTGGGCAAGAGTTGAGCTAGTTGACGAGACTGGAACAATTGGTCTATTCCATCATGAAGATACTCAAATTGAGTCAAACCAGATGTATTTTATTCTTGTAGGAGATAATAGAATTGCTAGATATATAAATGTAAAAGATATAGATCCAAACGGCTCAGATCTTTTTGTGGATTATCTTTACAGAAAAGAATATGACTTAGAAGAAGATGAATATATGGTTATTAACTTTACCCCATTTAAAACAAAGGCGGGTAAAATGATGAGCCACATAGTGTTTGCAAATAAGGATAAAGAATTAATTAGAGCAATTGCCTTCCCTACCATGTACAAGATGACACTTGCTAAATTGCGTGAAGGAATGAAGTGTAAGGTAGTGCTATCTAAATTAGATGATGGCACATTAAATATAAAGGAGATAATATGACAAGCAATAACCCAGAGCAACTTATAGAAGGAATGAATCTCAGTAATATATTGGTTTCTATTTTAGCAACCCTTAAAGAGATAAATGTACCAGTAATTACATTTTTAGATTCAAATCAAGAAAATAGAGAAATGAAAGTAACATATGATTCTGATACAGAATCTTTTACTTTTAGACTTAGAGATAAAGACTTAGAAGAAAAGGAATTAGTAAATGATTTCGAATAATGAAGATAGGTTAGTTTCTCAGTATGGCTTAGATGCATTGTCTGCGGTACTACATGAAACAGCAATTAAAAAAGGATTTTGGGATGGGCCAATTAATCACGATAAAATTGGAAATAAGCTAGCTTTAATTCATTCTGAAGTTACTGAGGTTTTAGAGGCTATTAGAAAAAATAAAGGTAGTCAAGAAATTGTAGAAGAAATGGCTGATATTATAATTAGGCTATTAGATTTATATGCAGCAATGATGAATGCCACTTTTATTGAAGACAGTTTAGATGAAATGCTTTATCAAAAAATGGAAGTAAATAATAGTAGACCACTACTTCACGGCAATTTGTTTTAATGATATAATAGAGAGATAACAGAAAGAGTACATATGACACTCGTATTAGATGAAATATTAGCAAAGCTAGATCCAAAAACAAGAGCAAGGGTTCAGTCCGCACAAGATATTCATATTGAAAAGCAAAAGACTCCCAGTATTGGTTTAACAGACGCACTAAAGGGCGGGTTTGCCTATGGGAGACAAGTTCTTGTTTGGGGAAATAAGTCTGCTGGTAAGTCATCTTTTTGCTTACAGATGATAGCCATGGCTCAAAAAGATGGCAAAACATGTGCCTGGATAGATGCTGAGGCATCTTATGATCAAGCATGGGCAGAAGTTTTGGGAGTAGATTCTTCTAAATTAATTTATTCTCCAGCCAAAACTGTTAATGATATGGTTGATGTTGCAACAAAACTAATGGATGCTGGAGTTGATTTAATAGTAGTTGATTCTATATCAGCACTGCTCCCAGCAATTTACTTTGAAAAAGATGGAAATGAAATGAAGGATTTGCAAGATACCAAGCAAATCGGCGCTGAAGCAAAGGATATGACCCACGCAGTCAAAATGTTAAACTATGCAAACAAAAACACACTACTTGTTCTCATCTCACAACAACGAAATCAGTTTGGATCTATGCATGCTAGTCACATCCCCACAGGCGGAATGGCTGTCAAGTTCTTCTCCTCAACAGTCGTTAAGCTTTGGTCTTCTGAGGCTGAGGCTAATGCTATTAAAGCTGGCATTAAGGTTGGCGACAAAATTATCGAACAAAGAGTCGGAAGACCAGTTAATTGGATTGTTGATTACAGCAAAACAAGCCCCCCAAATTTATCGGGGCAGTATGACTTCTACTACCAAGGGGATTCTTTGGGGGTAGACAGTGTTGGTGAGACACTTGATGTTGCTGAAATGTATGGGATTATTGAAAAGGGTGGTGCATGGTATACAATAAATGGAGAGCGTTTTCAAGGACGTGCAAAGGCTGTAGCATATTTAAGAGAAAATCCAAATGTTGTAGACAGCTTGATTGGAGAAATAAATGCCAAATCTTAATGAATTTTTTAATAGACCAGAAATTCTTCATAAAGAAGGTCTTGAAAAAATAAGTGGACTAAAACCATGCTCTAAATGTGATAAGGATGCAGAAGAAGCATTTTGGGATCCAAACACGCTAACAATGACATGGAAGTGTCCAGAAGGACATGATAATCAATATAGGGTTCAGTAATGTCAGAAAGATCAGAAGTAAAAAGAGATGGGGCCAAGGCACAAAAAAATAGTGGTCGTGGTGACTATCAAAAGGGTGATGCAAAATGGAAAAGTTTTGTAGTAGATTATAAAGAAGCAAGCAAATCATTTACTTTAAATAAAGATGTGTGGTCAAAAATATGTACAGATACATTTAGAGTAAGTAGGGATATGCATCCAGCATTAAAAATTATAGTTGGAACAGATTCCAAGGTACGACTTGGTATAATTGAGTGGGCAGTTTTAGAGGAACTGATCCAATTTTGGGAGGAAAATCGTGATTAATTTTTTATTTGGATTATTGGTGGGATATGTTTTTGGCGGAGTTACATATTACTTTGTGTTTAAAATCGATAAGGTAATTACTAATGACAGAGGATAAAAATACATTAGAGCTTATTAGCGACATCACAGAGTTCAACGATCTTCATGAGTTTATGAAGGACGAACACTTAGATAAAGCTCTGGCTATTGTTGTAAAATTACTTATGAATCCCGATGTTCCCTCCGCTAAATCTCCAATGCTTATAATGGAGTTGCAGGCAATGTCTACAAAATTTGCTGTACTTGCCTCATATTATTCTACAATAGCTAAAGATAAGGCTGGAACTATAAATAACAATAAAAAGAATGTGTACTATTCTCTAAAGGAGTCTATAGACAAACTTGTAGATGCACTCAAGTATGTCGTTAGGTACAATTCATAATGGGTAGAGATATAGTAAAGAATCTTAAATTTAAAAAGCATACAGGGAAACACTTTGACCCAGAAAGATTTGCCGAGTTGCTCGATGAGTCATATCGAAATACAAAACGTGCAGATGGAGAGATGACTAAAAAATCTTTTAGCCCAAGCTCGCTTGGTTATGGACACGGAAGATGCCCCAGATATTGGTATATGGCATTTAGTGGTGCGATGTTTATTGATGATAACGATGCTGTCGCAGTTGCTAATATGGCACAAGGAACCCAAGCTCATGAAAGACTGCAAAAGCTCATAGCAACAATGCCAGAATTTGTATCAGAAGAAGAAGAAATAATTAATGATTATCCTCCAATCAGGGGATTCATAGATCTAATTATGAGCTATGATGGAGAGACCGTAATCGGAGAAATTAAAACAGCTAAGCAAGAAGTATGGGATGCTAGGCAGGCTGAAATGAAGTCTTCCCCCAATCATATGCTTCAGCTTTTGACCTATATGAAATTAAAGAATGCTAAAGAAGGATTCTTTCTTTATGAAAATAAAAATACACAAGAAATTTTAATAATACCAGTATCAATGAATGATAAAAATAAAAAAATTATTGAGGATACATTTATTTGGATGCAAGAAGTTTGGGATAATTTTCAGAGCGGTGATCTTCCAATGAGACCTTCAGGTGCCACAAAATCAAAAATGCCATGTACATACTGTCCAGTAAAGAAAGAGTGTTTTGCAAAAGATGCCAAGCTTGGTACAGTACAGATAGAGTTATTTGAGGTGCCAGTAATATGATATGCAGTAATAAAGAATGCGCTAAAGAATTTGATTCTAAAACACATAACCAAAAGTATTGTTGCGATGAATGTTGCAGAGTTGCAACTAATCGAAGAATCATGGAAAAGTATTACGAAAAAAAGGCAATTAAAAATGGTGCATTTAGGGGTTGCAAAAAGTGTGGTAGCAGACTAAGCAGATATAATAAAAGCGATATCTGTGCCTCATGTGAAAAAATTGGCAGTCTAAATAATAAAAAAAATATACTGGGGCGGATAAATGAAATTAGCTGACCTTATAAAAGTTAAAGCACACAGAGTATTGGGCATAGATGCATCTACAAACTCAATAGCATTTTGCCTTATGGAAAATGATATTCCTCTTAAATGGGGAAAAATAGATCTATATGGAAATGATATTTATGAAAAGATACACGACGCCAAAAAGAAAATGTCTGTTATGCTGGAAGAATTAAAATCAGATTATATTGTAGTTGAGGGCGCAGTTCTTGTCAGATCACCAGATGCTGTGATAAAATTATCTTATGTATATGGCGTAGTAATTGCTGAGCTTATGTCAACTGGAGCAAAGGTTATTACGATTAGCCCTACTGCGTGGCAGGCATATATAGGAAATAAAAATCCTACAAAAGATGAAAAAGCGGCGATAAGATTAAGGTATCCAGGATATGCTGACTCATGGTATAAAAATCAAATACGTAATATGAGAAAGCAGAGAACTGTAGATTACTTTAACAATAAGTATGACCTATCCCTAGATGATTTTGATGTTGCTGATTCATTTGGAATTGCACATTACGCAAATAAGGTGCTCACTGAAAGATGAAATTCTATCAAAGCAAAGAGTGGCTATATAGAAGATATGTAGTTCAAAAAAAGACAGTAACAGAAATTGGAAAAGAGTGCAATGTCTCTGCTATGACCATACAGAGATACCTAGAACAGTTTGGATTAATTAAAAGGAGATAGTATGAGCATAGAAAAAAATATTTGGCAGACATATGAAACAAGTTTTGACGAATTGCCAGCTTACGCTAAAGAAAGCGTAGGAACATGGACTTATCAAAATCCAGAATATACTTATGGGTACATGAGCGGACAGGATAGAGAAAATTTCTTTAAAGAACATTTTGATTCAAAAACATATGAAGCATATGTAAATTTGCCTTTAGGTGTAATGAAAGCTGGTCTTTGGAGATTTGCCATTCTTTACATACATGGTGGAATATATGCGGACATGGATACGCACTGCAAGGTCCCAGTAGACACATGGCTAAATCCTGAATACGATATGATTTTAGATATTGAAAAAGATACTCCGTGGCTAGCAACTCAAACAATTGCTGCAAAGGCTGGGCATCCACTATTAAAGGCAGCCATAGATCTTTGCGTTGAAAGATGTTCCGAAGGAATTATTCAGCATAATCATATGGTTCATTACTATACTGATGTTCAGATGTTTACAGATGCCTTATACCGTGAGCTTGGAGTAGATCCATATCAAAAACACATTAACGAATGGGCTTCTGAGCTTATTGAAATGCCATTTTTAAAAGACAATAAGGTTTATATTTTTCACGGAGAAGATGCTAAAAGACTTTTAGATAGAGATGTAGTTCATCTATATTGGGGAGACGATAGAGAAGAAGGATGGATTGCTTGGAAAAAAGATCCGATGGTAAATGAATCTTATCCTAACGGATTTAATCCTCACGAGTGGGAGGAATAATGCCCATTGTAGGAGTTCTACCAGCGTCAGGTAAAGCCTCTAGAGTCGGAGGTATACCTAAGTTTTGCCTTCCAATATCAGACGAAAGATCATTATTGCAATGGCATGTGGAGCAAATGTTAGAAGTTTGTGATGAGGTTATAGTTTCTACCAGAGCTGAATGGGTTCCTATTATTCAGAATATGGATATGAATATTAAACTTATCGTGCGTGAGCCTTCAACCATGTCTGATGCTGTAAAATTTATGGTAGGAGAACATAACCATACAGTTCTTATTGGAATGCCAGATACATTTATATTGGGTGCTCAGACAAACATATATAAAGAAATGATGAAGTCAGAAGGCGATGTAGTTCTTGGGGCATGGAAATGTACAGATGATTTAAAAGGAAGAGTTGGGCAGATATCTTTATCTGGAGATAAGGTTCTGTCTTCTAAAGATAAAGTTCAAGACTGCGAATATGAGTATATGTGGGGCACTATGCTGTTTAGAAAAAATTTGATAAGATATGTAGATACAGATTTAGATCATCCAGGAAAACAAATTCAGGAATGGATTGATATGAGTTTAGATGTTCGTGCTGTAAAACCAGGAGGTCAATATATGGATATTGGAACCTTAAAAGGTTTAAAAAGACTATATAGAGAAATGGAATAAAATGGCGGGATACCCACAAAAAGATAAAGGCTACCAAATGTGGATTACAGATCTACAGGTAATAGCAACAGATGCTCCATCAGGCAATAAGATTCTCAATCAATGCCTAGAGGTATCAGAAATGTTAATTAAAAAGAATATATCATATGGAGATTCAGCATTAAATCCTATGAGGCTGTTTGCTACATCTAATTCGGTAGAGCAGCTTAAAGTTCGTATTGACGATAAGTTAAATAGAATTAGTCATGCCCAAGGCTTTGCTGGAGATAATGATATTGATGATTTAATTGGATATTTAATTCTTCTTAAAATTGCTAATCAATCTTAGTCAACTAAAATATGGTATACTTATAGAATGACAATGGAAATTGATCTTCCCCAGCATATGGATAGAATGAATAATGTAGTAGAAAAACTATTACAGGGAAATAACCCTACACAAATTGCAACTATAACTGGGCTTCAGAGAAAAGAAGTGGTCGAACTAATAGACGAGTGGAAGAACATTGTTCATAATGACAATGCTGTTCGTGATAGAGCAAAAGAGGCTATTTCTGGTGCAGATCAGCATTATGCAATGCTTATCAAAGAGGCGTGGAGGACAGTTGATGAGGCAGATCAATCTGGCCAATTAGCAATTAAATCTGGAGCCCTTAAGCTTATTGCAGATATAGAGACTAAAAGAATTGCAATGCTTCAGTCCGTCGGAGTTTTAGAAAATAACGAACTTGCTACACAAGTTGCAGAGGCGGAAAGAAAACAAGAAGTGCTTGTTAAGATATTAAAAGAAGTTACCTCTACCTGCCCAAAATGTAAAATGGAAGTTGCCAAAAGGCTTTCTCAAATTACTGGAATTGTAGAGGCAGTAGTCATTGAGGAAAATGTCAGTGGAATTTAGTTTTGATGACTTAATTGACATATTGGATGGCGAAGAGTTTGAAGAGCGTCCAGTAGATTTACGAACATTTGTAACTAGCCCAGACTACCTAGGACTGCCACCACTTTCTGAATTACAATATACTTTAATTGAAAAAAGCTCTCAGATCTATAAAGAAGCCACCCTAAAGAAATTATTTGGAGAGCAAGAAGGCGAAAGAATATATAAACAAACATGTACAGAAGTTATTGCCCAGCTCGGCAAAGGTTCTGGTAAAGATTATTCTTCGACGATAGCTGTTGCATATATTGTTTATTTACTTTTATGCTTAAAAGATCCAGCAACATATTATGGAAAACCTCCTGGAGATTCAATTGATATTCTTAATATAGCAATAAACTCACAGCAGGCCAATAACGTATTCTTTAAGGGATTTAAGACACGAATAGACCGCTCACCATGGTTCGTTGGCAAGTATGATCCAAAAGCCTCTGAGATGAAATTTGACAAGGCTATAACAGTACACTCTGGTCACTCAGAGCGTGAGGCATGGGAGGGGTATAACGTAATCGTTGTAATTCTTGACGAGATTTCAGGATTTGCTATTGAGAATACGACGGGTCATGACCAGGCAAAAACAGCTGATGCAATTTATGAAATGTACAGAGCCTCAGTGGATTCTCGTTTCCCAGACTTTGGAAAAGTTATTTTACTTTCATTTCCAAGATTTAAAAATGATCCTATTCAAAAGTTTTATAACTCAGTGATTGCTGACAAAGAAACTATAGTTAGGTCGCATAAGTTTAAGATGGATGAAGATTTGCCAGACGGAACAGAGGGCAATGAATTTGAAATTGAATGGGAAGAAGACCATATTAATTCTTATTTAATTCCGAAGGTGTATGCTTTGAGAAGACCTACATGGGAAGTAAATCCTACTAGAAGTATAGAGGACTTTAAAACGGCATTCTATAAGAATTCGCTAGATGCCCTAGGAAGATTCGCATGCATGCCACCAGAGATGATTGATGCATTCTTTAAGTCTAGAGAAAAAGTCGAGAAAGCTTTTAATAACACAGGACTTGCAGTAGACAAATTTGGTAGGCTTGAAGAATGGTTTAAGCCAGATCCAGATAAAAAATATTTTTTACACGTAGACTTAGCGCAAAAGCATGACCACTGTGCAGTAGCAATGGCTCATGTTGAGAATTGGGTTAATGTAAGGGTGACTAACGAATACTCTCAGCCAGCCCCAATAGTATCCGTAGATGCTGTCAGGTATTGGACGCCAACACCAGATAAGTCTGTAGATTTTACAGAAGTTAAAGATTACATATTGTCCTTAAGGACTAGAGGATTTAATATATCGGTCTGCACATTTGACAGGTGGAACTCACACGATATGATGCAGCAGTTAAAACAATATGGAATTAATACAGAGATACTTTCTGTTGCTAAAAAACATTATGACGATATGGCAATGGTAGTTCTAGAAGAAAGACTTCACGGCCCGCACATACCCTTGCTTATAGATGAATTGCTTCAGCTTAAAATTATGAGAGATAGAGTAGATCACCCTAGAAAAGGGTCTAAAGACTTAGCTGACGCAGTATGCGGCTCGGTATATAATTCAATTAGCAGGACAAGGCCTAATATAAATGATGAAGTAAATATACATACATATGAGTCGTTTGTTGAAGATAATTATTTAGAGGAAGATCAAGAAGTTTACAGAGACAACTTAATTAGAGCACCAAGAATGCCTGAAAGATTGGCGGGGGAGATAGATAAAATGTCAAGAGCGCTAGAGAATATGGAAATACTATGAGCACATATCAAGAAAAAGCAAAAGAATGCAAATGTTGCAGTAAACACGTTCCGCTACCAACAATACTAAAAGAATACAATGGTATAGTCGTGTGCCCCACCACATTTGCAAATATTGTAGAATATAAAAGACTGTGGACATCTTTTGGATCAAGACCTTCTGGGTCAATTAGAAAACATTTTTCAGATTTTGTACAACAAATTGTTGAAAAAACTATAATTAAAGAAATGGACGGTAAAATATATGGCTAAAATAGATTTAGCAAGTGTTAAAGAGGTTAGCGATGTTTTTGACGGCACACTACTTCAAGCTATGCTTGATAAAAAAAGCAATGATAACTATCAGTATACAGATCTTACTGCTAGACAGATATACACAAATATACTGCTAGATGGCATAAAAGAATTTGACTATATTCATGAAGGCATAGAGTATCATCATAATAAAAAAACTTATAGGTCAAAAGAATTTTCTTCTGGAACAGATATACTTATAACTGGATGTTCTCATACATATGGCACTGGCTTGGATGAAGAGTTTAGGTGGGGCGATATACTTTCAAATAAATTAGGGCTTACTCATTCTAATTTAGGTGTGCCTGGAAGCGGCGTAACAAAACAAGTCAGAGACATATTTGCGTACTTTAAAGAATTTGGACACCCGAAGTATATATTTGCGTTATTTCCAGTATTTAATAGATTTGAAATAGTATCAAATCCTAAGTACCTAAAGCATGGCGCATTTGATAGGCTAGAAGAGCATCAAAAAATTCCAACTCCGTGGCATGAACCTTTTAGGCAAACAGCCAATATATGTATGATACCAGGAAATCAAAAATTTTTATCTAAGCCATTAATTGCAGAAGATGTAATACCATCAGAGATTCCTCAATTTTATTCTAGCATGTATGTACAAATGTTGCAGCAGTATTGTGATATTGCAGGAATCAAGTTTGCATGGGGCACATGGCACCAGCAGCAGTACTATGTTTTGTCTCAAGTTAATGATCAATACCCAGGAACATACAAAAATATGATAAATATGTATTCTCATAACTGGGCTTTTGATAAGCGGTCTGAAGAAATATATTATATCGAAAATGAAACTATAGTAAACTGCCACGAAGACTATAAAAATGCTTGGGGAAAACAATTTCATGCAGCTTTAGATAGGCAGTACGGGGCAGAGCACTCACATTTTGGAGGGCACAAAAATATTCATATCGCCGAAGCCTTTGAAAAATTTTTTAATGAAAATTGGAAAAACAATGATTAGTGATTTTTATAAAAGAGTATATATTTATTTTTATAATTTAAGGGCAAAAAGAAAAAATAAAAAAAGACGTGATTTTATTTACTAAAGGGGTCTAGATAGTTGATAATTTTAGGAATCAATGAAACATCTCATGACGCATCAGTTTCTCTGTTAAAAGATGGAGAGATACTTTTTTCCGCTCATTCAGAAAGATATAGCAAGAGAAAAAATGACTGGTATAACAATGCAGATATATATGAAGATATGCTTAATTATGGAATCCCAACACACATTGCTTATTATGAAAAACCTCAGCTAAAGAGGTCAAGGCTGTTACTCCGTGGCGGAGCTGGAGACTGGAAGCCTAATATTCCTATGGACCTACCAATTAAATATTTTTCTCATCATTATTCACATGCAGCAGCTGGTTACTATACAAGTAAATTTAATGATGCAGTTATTGTTGTACTAGACTCAATTGGAGAATATAATACCTCTACAGTATGGATTGGAGAAGGCTCAAGCATTAAATTAAAATTTAAGCAAAACTACCCCCTCAGCTTTGGATTATTTTATTCCGCATTCACAGGGCTACTAGGTCTTATTCCAAATCAAGAAGAATATATAATGATGGGCATGGCAGCGTATGGAAACCCAGATAGATATTTTAAACAAGTAAACGAATATTTTCCAAAATACAATTGGCAAAAATACAATTTTCATACTGGTATAAAAGATTTTGATTGGGGCCATGTCCCCTGTTTTGCGGGACAAGAGGGCACTGGCTATATTGGAGAGTGGTTTGAGCAAAGAAAATTTGATCTGGCTGCAGCGGTTCAAAAAGTATACGAGATAAGACTTAGCGAGTTTATGCATATGGCCTATAATATTACTGGTAAAAAAAATTTAGTTTTTATGGGTGGATGTGCTTTAAACAGCAAAGCAAATACAATCTTATGGAATATATTTAAAGAAGTTTGGATAATGCCAAATCCAGGTGATGCTGGAAGCTCATTGGGAGCTGCAGCAGCTTTATATGGAAATCATATAGATTGGAAAGGGCCGTACCTCGGACACAACATTAGCGATGAATATCCAACTCAAAAAATTGTTGATGGTATATTGCAAAATGGAATAGTGGCGGTTGCTTCAGGAAGAGCAGAATATGGACCTAGAGCTTTAGGAAATCGAAGTATATTGGCAGATCCTAGAGATCCAAACATTAAAGATAAGGTAAATCTAATAAAGCAAAGAGAGCTGTTTAGACCGTTTGCCCCAGTAGTACTAGAAGAATTTGCTAGCGAATGGTTTGATATGAATTTTGCATCTCCTTATATGCAATATACAGTTAAATGCAAATACCCAGAAAAGGTTCCATCTGTAGTGCATGTAGACGGAACATCTAGAGTCCAGACTGTAAATAAAGATCAGCATCCAGGTCTTCACATGGCTTTAAGAAAGTTTTATTGGGCAACTGGAGTGCCAATGCTATTAAACACAAGCTTAAATATAAAAGGTCAACCATTATTAAATGACAATCAAGATGCTATTGACTGGCAGGAACATTATGGATATAATATACTAACAGGCAGGCGGAATTAGCTTAGTTGGTTAAAGCCCCGAACTCATAATTCGGTAATCGTAGGTTCAAGTCCTACATTCCGCACAGAAAGAGAAATATAATGGATGTAAGCAAAGATAATAATATAACTATGTTGACATACCCTAGATCGGGCAGACATTGGCTATATTGGTATATAAATACAAATACAGATTTAAAAGTTAATTTCATTCATTACGATATGAAAGAAGCAAATGATCCTAAAGAAATTCTTTACCAAAAAATGTTATCGGATCCAATAATAACAATAGTTAGAAACCCAGTAGATTGCATTTCATCAATAAACACAATGGAAAAAAACGGACTTGCTTGGTATAGGCCAGATCAATACATAGAGCATTATAATTTTGTTTTAGATAAAGCATCGATGTTTTTTCGCTTTGAAGACTTGGTTAATAACACTAGCAAGATCGTAGAGCATATATGTAAAGAGTTTAACGGCGATATAAATTTTGTAACTGATTCAGTTAAAGATTACAAAGATTGGTATTCAAAGACACAAAACTCATTTAAACTAATTAGCTCAAAAGGTGATTTAGATTACAACAATTATATGGATTATGTAAAACAAATGGATCTTTCTGAGCATTATAGACTGTACTCCCTTGCAAAATCAAGATGTATAAGTTTTTAAAAACTCTTTAAATATTTTAAAATATCTGATACAATTACGTTAGGCCCTCATAGCCCAGCGGTAGAGGCAGTGGACTTAAAATCCATACAGCGTAGGTTCGAATCCCACTGGGGGTACAGAAAGGTAGACATGGAAGACAGCGACGACAAGATGTACGAGTATCTTCAAATGGGTGTTATTGAGGTTGTTGGTATAGAGGAAGATGGCGAGTTTATATTTAAAATAACTGATCTGGCTAAGGACCTTGCCCCAGAGTTGTGGGAGGTTCACGTAGAAGAAATTGATAAGATATTCATGGAGCTATTTGATATGGGCCTAGTAAACATAACATACAATGAAAATTTAGAGGCAGAGTTTGAGTTAACAGAAGAAGGCAGGATGGTTGCCAAAGAATACGGAATCATTCCTATTGAGGATGACATATAAAAATGCCTTCGTAGCTCAGGGGATAGAGCAACGGACTTCTAATCCGCAGGTCGCTGGTTCGATTCCAGCCGAGGGCACAAAATATTAAATGGTATAATAAATATAATAAAATTTCTGGGAGGAAATCAAAATGACAGCAGTACAAGGATCAGCAGCAAGACTAGTAGAAGTAGCACTGGGAGAGATTGGATACATTGAAGGTCCAAAAGATAATGAAACAAAGTATGGAAAGTTTGCCAAGGCTAACTTTCAGCCATGGTGTGGATCATTCGTAATGTGGTGTGCTAACGAAGCAGGAGTAAAAGTTCCAAATACAGTTTATACTCCAGCGGGAGCACAAGCATTTATTAAGGCAGGAACATGGCAGCCAGTAGAAACAGCAGCCCCAGCAGTTGGAGATATATGTTATTTTGATTTCCCAAATGATGGCGTCGATAGAATTTCTCACGTAGGAATTGTTACTGCAGTGAATGCAGATGGAACGGTAGACGTTGCAGAAGGAAATACTTCTGCAGATAAAAAGGGAGATCAGAGAAATGGCGGAGAAGCCTGTCTCAAGAATCGTGCATACAAGAAAAAGAATGGTTCAAAGCTTCGTAAGAGCCAGCCAGTATTTATTGTAGGATTTGGAAGACCAGCATTTGGACAAGCAGTTAAGCCAAAGGCTGCAACTCCAGCTAAGAAAGCAGCAGCTAAGCCTGCAGCTAAACCTGTAGCTAAAGGTGGTGGAGCTAAGCCTCCCGCTGTAAAGTAATGTTTGAATACTATGTAAAGAAAGTCACTAATGTTGTTGACGGAGATACAATTGATGTTGATATTGATTTAGGATTTAGCATATCTTATTCTCAAAGAGTGAGACTTGCTGGTATAGATACTCCAGAAAGTCGCACATCAGATAAAGCAGAAAAAGTTTTAGGTCTTGAGTCAAAAGAATTTCTTAAGTCTAAAATTAAAGATGCTAAAACCGTTGTGATAAAGACAGAAAAAATGGATAGCTCAGAAAAATATGGAAGAATATTAGGCTGGGTATATCTAGATGGATCAAGTATTTCTATAAACGAGCAAATGATTTCTGAGGGGTACGCCTGGGGATATCTAGGAGACACTAAAGTAAAAGACTTTGAAGCACTTGCAAAGATTAGGGCTAAATCAAAAAAGTAAGTACATCGGTATCTATTAGTTTGGAGTATTTAATTGAGATACAGCTGGATGGATATTAATTCAAGCCCAGATATTAATTCACTAAAGCAAATGTTTGAAGACCTAGATAAGTTTGGATACTATTCTATTTTAATGGTATATCACTCATTGCTACCAGATTATTGGATAAAATGCTCCAATATACTAGATAAAGATTTAAAAATTAAATATATGCCAGCAGTAAGAACTTATGCTTTAAGCCCAGAATATTTTTCTATGATGTACGATGCGTTTGAGGAGATACAAGAAGACAGAATTGTTTTTAATGTTTTGGCTGGAAACATATTGCCAGAAGAAAAAAGTCTTGATAATCTAATTGAAATATCTCACCCATTAGATACACACCACGATAGAGTTTTGTACACCAAAAAATGGCTGGCAGCTTTAAAGAGAATAAGGTCTGATAAGAAGTTTCCTTCGATAGTAATATCTGGAACTTCTGCTGATAGCTTAGAATCGGCTGTAGAATATGGTGAGTATAGCTTGTGCATGATGGATGACTACCTTGAAAATATGAATAAGTATAGTAATGTAAAAAACAAAATGGTTTCTGCAATAATAGTAATACGTGACTCAAATGAGGAGGCCTTTAATTTCATTAAAGGCTTAAAGCCGTATGAACAAAAATATTGTATAGCTGGTACAGAAGATTATGTTATTTTATTTATAAAAAAATTATCAGATTACGGAGTTACCGATATAATGATAAGACCAAGTTTATTAGATAAGGAAACCCATAGAATACATTCTATGGTTAAAAAGCTTACAGAATATTAGATACCAGATTATATGTGTGCGTAAGGGCAAAGTTTATTACTATAATAAGGTATAATAAATTAGATATAATAGACAAGATAAAAATACTTTGATATAATATATTAAGGCTGCTCAATAGAGGGCCTAAGATAACTTATTCGCTTGAAGGAGGAATAAAATGGTAACACAATTTGCTATGGATCTTTTTAAGGATCCATTTTTTATTGGTTTCAACCGAGAGTTGGAACGATTTAATAGTCTAAGTAGGGTAAACAATACTGCTTTCCCGCCGTATGATTTACTTAAGTTAGACGAAGATAACTATCAGCTAACTCTAGCAGTTGCTGGGTTTACAAAAGATGATTTAACAGTATCTATAGAGGACGGAAGTCTTTGGATTACTGGTGAAATCACAGAGGTAATTGATGCAGAGGTTGTTCATAAAGGAATAGCTGCACGTAAATTTACTAGAATCTTTGAACTAAGCGAGTACATGGAAGTTTCTAATGTTGAACTTAAGGATGGTATGCTACATATCAGAGTAATTAGAAATGTTCCAGCAGAGAAGAAGCCAAAGATTCTAAAAATTAAATAATCTTCGATTCGCTACCGAAGGAGACCTGAGCAAGTCTTTAAAAGGCTCACTAAAATAAAGAGGTCTTAATAATGCGAAGTGTAGGATATTTTAATAAACAAAATGAAGAATTTAATTTTAAACTTCATAAAACTTTTGACATTTCAGAAATAGAGAATAAAGTTAGATTATTAAATTCAGAGTGGTTTATTGATACTTCTCGTCAAGATATGTATTGGCCTCATAAAAGTACCCATACATATTTTTTAATTGAACACTCAAATGACTGGCAGTATGAAGATAAATACATGCCAGAGTCTAGATATTTAGATATAGAATTGTGGGAAATTGTTAAGCCAATAGTAAATTATTTAGAATCAATTATTGGTGGTAAAATGGGTAAAGTAGTTTTGATTAATCTTCCAGGAAATAAAGAGATATTGCAACATCAAGACAGTGGGGATTATTTGGATATAGTTAGAAGATTTCATATACCAATTATTACAAATAAAAATGTTTATTTCCAGGTAGGAGATGAAGTAAAAAATATGAAGGCGGGAGAGTGTTGGGAAATTAATAATTCTAAACCACATTCTGTTAAAAATGAAGGTGTTGAAAATAGAGTACATTTACTTATAGACGTTATGCCAATGATAGGGGTTAATTCTAATAATGCCAGTATATGAGTATAAGTGTACAGAAGATGAGTCACATGCACTTCTTTCTGTGACAAGATCTATCTCTGAGGATGACCCAGGATATGTTTGTGAAGAGTGTGAGTCTTTAATGTCTAGACACTTCACCCCATTTGGCATACAATTTAAGGGCCAAGGCTTTTATAAAACCGATAATCCTAAGTAATTAAAACTTAAATCTGATATAATTACTATGTAATGCAACAAGTGTGTTACTTAGGAGATCCTAATTGAGCAGAAAGTTTAGATTACTACTTGCCAGCCTACTTTCATTTGGCTGGCTTCTTGCAATTCCAGCGGCAAATGCTGTGCAGGGCTTAAATCTAGAAGCATACAATTGTGGATGGTACTATAATCAATCTCCCCCAGAGGGATGTAACACAACGGGACAATCTCTTGGAGTTGTTCCTTATATAGATTTTAATGATGGAAGTAGCGGCCCATTAGGAGTTTCAGAAGACTATCAATATCATTGGTCTGGATATTTACAACAAACAAATGGCTTAACTGTACAATTTAGAGCATGCTCTGATGATGGCATGAGACTATACATTAATGGACAGCTAATCGTAAACGACTGGTTTGATAGAGGCGGACAGTGTGGCTTGCCAGTTTCATATGCCATGACAAATAATGATTGGGTTCCAATAGACGTATGGTTTTATGAAAATGGCGGAGGATCAAATGGTAGTCTTCAATGGAATATTGGAGATGGTTGGGTAGTAGTCCCATCATCTGTATTTAGCACAACTCAGGTTGCACCTGTAGTAAAAACAATAGGTGCCCCAAGAAATTTAACAATTAGCAGTGGAGAAACATCAACAGTGTTAAGTTGGGAGCCTCCAAATACTGGAAATACTCAGCCAGAAAGATATGCGATTAGTTTTAATTGTACTGGTTGCAATGGCTGGGGAATTGCTACTGGAAATGTTGGCGGACCAAATTCCTTAAATACAACAATTACAATCGAACACTCCTTGCTAGATGGGCTTATGCCAGCAGGAACTATATGGTCATTTCATATCAGATCTGACAATGATACATTTGCTCTTTACTCTGAAAATTCAAATGTTGTTACTGGTTCTACATATGTAGCACCCGCTCCAGAGCCTTACGTTGCAGCACCCCTACCATTTAATTATACTTACAGAGTAGACGAAAATGGATCATTTAGTATCAATGCCCCATCTGGGAAAATGATAGAAACAATTACAGCATGGTATGGCGATCCTAATGATGGAAATTATGGAGCACTTGTAACAGATACCCTAACAGCCTCACATAGTGGAGAAACAACAACCGTAATTTATGCAAACAACGATGTGTTTGGAGATCCAGTTCCAGGAGTAGGAAAAATTTTAATTGCCAATGTAACGTTTATTGATCTGCCTGGACCAACACCAGAAGAAATATCTGCTCAGCAAGAAGCGGAGTCTGAAACAGTCAGACAAAATCAAGCTAGTGCTGCTGTATTAATTTATGAGACGGCAACAATGACAAGTCTATCTGATTATAATCCAATAACTGCATTAAAGGATGCAGCACAATCATTAGTAGACTTAGTTAGAAATTTAGCTGCTAAGGCTGGATTTCAATCTAGAATTGATTATAAATCCGCATCTATAAATGATACAAAAACAAGTCTTGAGGCACAACAAGCAGCAGCAGAGGCAGAAATTGCAGCAGTAACTGCAGCACAGGCGCTTGCACAGCAAGCAGAAGCAGCAAGAATACAAGCTGAAACAGCAGCATTGATTGCAGCCCAAGCAGCAGCAGCTCAGGCAGAAGCAAATAGAATTGCTGCAGAAGAAGCAGCCAGAGAAGCAGCAAGAATTAAAGCAGAGGCTGAGGCAAAAGCAGAGGCTGATCGTATAGAGGCAGAGATTGAAGCAGCAAGAATTCAAGCAGAGATAGAAGCGCAAGAAGAAGCAGACCGTATTGCAGCAGAGGTTAAAGCAGCAGAAGAAAAAGCAGAAGCGGAGGCTAAGGCAGAGGCTGAACGCATAGAAGCAGAGCGTATAGCGGAAGAAGAAAGGGTCATTGCAGAAGCAAAAGCAGAGGCTGAGCGTATAGCTGCTGAAGAAGAAGCAATTGCAGAAGAAATAAGACAAGCAGAAGAAGATGCAAAAGCAGAAGCGGATGCTATAGAGGCTGAGGAAAAGGCTAAAGAATTAGAAGAAGAAAAAGCTGCTGAAGAAGAAGAAAAAGCAAAAGAAGAAGATCTTAAGGAAGCCATTGAAGATGCAAAAGATGGTAAAGAATTAACTGAAGAGCAAAAGGAAGTAGTAGTTGAGGCATTATTGGAAGACCTAAAGCCTGGTGAAGCTGTCACAGCAGCAGCAATCGCTGAATCTGGAATTTCTTATTCAGATCTTCCACCAGAAACACCAGTTGAATTAAGAACAGATATAAATGGAAATGAGGTTGTTATAACTGCAGAAGTTGCAGCCCAGGTTGAATTAATAACAGACCCAGGCGCATTTGCTCAAGAATTATTTAGCGACCCAGGAGCCGCTTTAGCTGCCCTTGGAAGTATTGGCGCTGATATGTCAGATGAAGAAAGAAAAGAATCAACAGAGGCTGTCGTTGCTACAGTTATTGCAGCAGGTGCTGCTATAAACGCTGTAGGAGCCGCTGCAGCAGGCGGAACATCATCAGGAGGATCAACTGGTGGAGGAAATTCTGGAGGGTCTGGAAACGGCTCTACGGGGTCGAGGAGGAACGGAAAATGGTAAAGATACTAAAAGATATGGTTGACCAGCTATGGACCCTGCTTGGCATGTTTATTGCTTGGGTTGTTTTGGACGGAAGTGCAAAAACAATAGTTGGCTATGCAATAATATGTACACTCATTGCATGGGTAATTACATACCCATTGCGTAATAGAGAGGAGGACTAACTATGGAAAGCGTAAAAAATATTAAAAATATAATAATGCGTATAGTAGCAGTCTTCGCCGCAAATGGCTTGGCTGTTATTGGAGCAGGAGCAATTGCTGGTATTTCTACGGCTAAGGCCATAACTGTGGCAGGGCTTACAGCAGTGGCAGCCGTAATTGAAAAGCTGGCTCGTGCATTTATGGATGACGGAAAGCTTACAGCAGATGAAATTAATTCTGCATTTTCTACCGTTGATAAAGGTGCAAAAACTGTTGCCGATGTAGAAGTAGAGGAAAGACGAGCTTCTCAAAAAGCTAAAGCCAATAAGGGCTAAAAATGGTATACTAGTAACATGAATATTTACAAGGTGTCCTTAGAGGTAGAGGTAGAAGTCGAAGCCTTTACCTCTGAGGACGCTTCTGAATATATATATGATATTTTTAATGTAGACGATGAAATTAAAAAAATTAATATAGTTACTATTAAGGAGAAGTAAGATGGCAAAAGAAGGATACAAGCCAACTGCAGGAATGAAGTCTGCTGCTCGTAGAGCAATTAAACTAAAAGAGCAGGGTAAGGCTAAAGGTGCAGGAACCGCTGTAGGTTGGACTCGTGCAGGACAGTTGGCTAGAGGTGAGACACTTAGTCTTTCAACAGTAAAGCGGATGTATTCTTATTTTTCCCGTCATGAAGTAGATAAAAAGGGTAAGGACTGGGATAATTCAGAAAGTCCTTCAAATGGAAAGATTATGTGGTTAGCATGGGGCGGAGACGCAGGTTTCTCTTGGTCTCGTAAAATAGTAGAGAGAGAGAAAAATATGAAGAAATCAATTACAACAAATGAGTTGGTAGAAGAGATTAAAGATATATTAGATGATGTAGTTAATCCAGTAGATACAGTAGTAGAAATTGCAGATGACGAGGAAGTTACAAAAGCCTTGCGCTCTGAAATTACAAAAGAGCAGCTTGGTATTGTTATAGAACACCTTATGGAAGCAATTGAATCGATGATTGAAGTTCCAGAAGAAGAGGAAGAAGACTCAGAATCAGAGTCAGAAGATATTAAAGTTGAAAATGGAAATCCTGCTCCAATTGGAGATCCAGAAAAAAATGATGTTAATTGGCCAGTAACAAAAGTAGATGGCCAAACTGATATAGAGACTGAAAATGAAAATGAAACCTATAAATCAGATAATCAGGACGAAGATAAATGGGATAATGAAATGCAGAAATGCTGGTCTGGATATACTCAACGTGGTATGAAAGAAAAGGGTGGCAGAATGGTTCCAAATTGTGTCCCAGTAGAAAAAGCAGAAGATTTATCTGAAGCGGATCAGGTTAAAAAATCATTCTGGGGTAAAGTATTTATAAAATAATCCATTGACAGAGCCGCAACTCTTGCTGTATAATATATATAGTTGTTGCGGTTTTGTTATTGGTCCATAGCTCAGTTGGTAGAGCGCCGAACTGTTAATTCGGATGTCCCAGGATCGAGGCCTGGTGGATCAGCTAAGAATCTAGGCGGACTTACTAGATAGGGAAAAAATGCTTAACCTTACACTAAAGGGTGTAGAAGTTTTTATGAATAGATCAAAGACCAAAAGTCAGGAATCATTTTGGGATAATTACGATCTTATAATATGGAAAAAAGATAGCGGCGGATATACTAACATCAAGGGGATGTTTAGAAAAGATTCATGGGGTACAGCAGAAACAATTTCTGTTGATGATCATGGGATATGGAAGCTGCCTTTAAAATATGTCAAGCATTTTAAATGATTTAGGTATAGACAAAGAGGATTTTGACTGGTTTGATTTTGCTATATGCAAAGGAATGGACACTAACCTATTCTTTGATCAATACGAAACAGATATAAATATAGCAAAAAATATTGATCAAGCATGCATATCCTGCCCAGTAAAAAAGAATTGCTTGTTAGCAGGGCAGACAAATAATGAGTACGGTGTTTGGGGAGGAATATATTTATCAGCAGGATCTATTGATACAAATAAAAATATTCATAAGACACCAGATGTCTGGAAAAGGCTAAAAAAATGACTTTTATAGATAGAAGTAAGAATCACTTTAAGTTCGGGGTAAATGAATGGACTGGTGATCCAAACAAGCCAGTATTTTATACAGATGAGATGCGTAAAAAGGTAAGAGAGATACCAAAGCCTACATATGATTTGCTTATAGATATTGTTATGTATCCAGAATTTTTAGCAATCAGACTTTACGAGGATAACTTTTTGCAGTTCAGTGGTAATAAAAAAGAAATGGTAATTGATTACGTTTCAAAAGTTAAAAAACTAATAGAATCTTACGGAGTAAGATGTGAATTGGAAGGTGCCCCAAGTGATAGAGTATTATGATAGAGTCCCGATAGCATATATTTTTGATGAAAAAACTACAGGTACCGTAGAGACTCTTGGCGCATATGTGTCAATTATTAAGTATATAAAAGATGGAATAGAAACAACAGAAAGCATAAACAATGAAGATTTTGTCATTATAGATGAAATCGTATTTCAACACTCTGAGGAAGAAAACTAATGGAAAAAATATTATGTTACTCATGCAATAAGACAAAAAACCAATTGCATGTCAGGAGATCATCACTTCTCCCAATAAATTTACTTATGTGCGAAACATGCATATCTTCTAAGTTTGAGCCTAGGTGGGTAGTTATTTTGGCTGGAAGACAGAGTGGATCTGAATTTGTAAGAGACTTTGTATTAAAGAAAAGATACATTGGAAATGATATTTCAGCATCAGAACTATTAGTTTAATTATATATATACTGGTATAATATTACCTATAATGGTAATTGATGCTAACTCTATAATTATTGCTATTCTTGCCTCTATATTAAGTGGGGCTGGAACTGCTTTAATTGCGATAATTAATGAAAATAAAAAAGAAAAGGTTCGTCAGTACGAAAAAGCTCAAGATGAGCTTAAAATGGACTTGAAAGACCTTCAAATTAAATTGTATAAATTAGAAAAAGATCTTTCTGAATGGAAGGATAAATATTATTCCACTATACAAGAGCTGATATCAGTTCGTGCTGAATTAGAAGAGACCCTAATTAAATTATCTTTAATTCATTTAGAAAATGAGGACTAGCACTACGAATTTAAAAATAGTATACTAGTATTATGACCTGCATAGTTGCTATTGCTCAAAATGGGACCGTTTATATGGGATCCGACCATGCCGCATCAGATGATAAAACTGGGTGGATCCTGTCCAGAAGAGAGCCAAAAGTTTTTAAGGTTGGGCAGTATGGTGTAGCTTTTACAGATAGCTTCAGAATGGGTCAGATATTGCAATATAATTGGAACCCTCCAAAATATACCCCTACTAAAACTAATTCAGGATTAGATAAGTTTATGCGTACAAAATTTATTGATTCAGTAAAACAAGCATTTAAAGACAATGGTTATGGAACAATTGGTGGCTCAGAAGAAGACTCAGGTGGAATATTTATAATTGGTGTAGAGGGAAGAATCTTTACTATAGATGAAGACTTTCATGTCGGAGAAAACATAGTTAATTATATGGCAGAGGGTAGCGGAGCGTTCTTTGCCCTAGGCGCATTGCATGCGACAAAAAATCAAAAGAACCCTAAGATGAGGCTAAAGGCAGCATTAGAAGCATCTGCAGAATTTTCAATGAGCGTATCTCCCCCATTTACATACATTCAAGTTTAAGGTATAATAGTAGTTATGAAACTATTTAAAATATTAGCTAGTCTCTCTACAGTATATGCAGGGTTTCGTTTTGTGCAAAGTATTTTAAGTAAGTACGCTGTCGGAATATATTATGTAGACAAAGAAGAAGAAAAGAAGATAGAGGAAGACAATTCTGGAATTCCAAAAAATGCAATGGATCTTCGTGGAACACCAACCCATCAGTGCATTTGCGGAAATGAAGTTTGGAATCTTCAAGTACTCTTTAGCGATTATGAAATTGCTACATATTATTTAGACATGCATTGTGTCCAGTGTGGCAGTGTAGCAACTGCTCCAACCCCAGTAGATAGAGAAGTATAAAATGAGAAAATCAGAAAGAATCAGACAGTTAGAGCTTGAAATGGTAAGAATTCAATTTCATCTTGAGGTAATTACTTCAGCCCTAACATCTTTTATGGAGCAAAACCAGATGTCAATCCCAGACCTAGATTCTGGTAAATGGTACGACAAAAAGGCAAAGTAAGTATGGCTAATATGACAGTGCTTGAAGGCATCATAGAAGATGTTTCAACAGAGCTGTACCAAAAACTTTGGAATGCTATTCCAGTAGAAGAGCAGACAGAAGATTCTTCACGAGCAATAGGATTAAACTCTAGAGAAACCACCATATTTGTTATTCAATCTTTTATGAATAAGTTTAATGCTGCTGCAGAGGAACTAAAAGATAAATGATTGATTTGACGGACTTGAACTTTGATGAGGAAATCAATTCTTCTAAAAAGTGCCTAGTATATTTTTGGGCTGAGTGGTGTGTTCCATGCAAAAGGATTTCGCCGATAATGCAGGACATAGAGTCAGAATATGCGATTAGTGTATTTAAAGTTAATTCTGATGAAAATCCTATCAAAGTTTCTCAATTCTCAGTATTCTCAATACCAACTGTGGTATTATTTGAAGATGGTGCACCAATTAAGACCATAATAGGCGCTATGCCTAAACATTTAATCGTAAAGGAATTCAGTCAATGGATTTAAATTATTGGGATTGGATGAAGATTGGACAAGATAATGGTTGGATATCAGAAGTATTTTGTGATACTCATGATGGACCACCATTAACAGATGAAGAAATGCAGGAATGGGATGATGGTGGAGATCCATGTTCTTTTCATGTAAAGATGCTAGAACTAAATTAATAGAATTCTGTGCTCAAAAAGAGGCAGATAAAACAAGGAGAAAAATGAATTCATTTAAAAAAATTGCTCTAGGACTTGCTGCAGCTATGTCCTTCGGCGTATTATCAGCACTTCCGACAAGTGCTGCTGTAAATGCACCAACTCTAACGATTGATTCGGCAACAGATGCCGTTACATCTGGAGAGTCTGCTACAGCAGTCGTAACATTGTCATTTATTTCAGAAACATCAGCAGATACAGCAACAATTATTTCTGCTATGTTTTCTCAGCCAGCAGGGGCAGCAAAGTCTGCAACCCTATCACTTCTAGAAACATCAACATCCTCAGTAGTTATTGCAGGAAATAATGTTTCAGCAAACGTTAACTCAACAGTTAACACACCAACATATGTAACAGCAAAGTTCTTGGTAGCTTTAAATGCACCAACAGTTGCAGGTACATATGATGCAAAGATTTTAACAACAAGCCCAATCAACGGACCATCAGTTTCATGGACAGTAACAGTTAAGGCAGCGGATCTAACTCCATCTGCTTCAACTACTACATCTATCCTTAATTCTGGTGAGGTAACAACTGCAACAGCAGATGCTACAGTTTATGCTCCAAAAGCTACTTCAACAGATGCAGCAGCAGTAATTGTTGTTACACCTAAGAATGCAGCAGGAGGATCAGCAACTGAGTCAATTCTTGCAACAGTTTCAGGTTCAGGAATGATTGGTAGTGGATCAAATGCTACATCGATTTCAGCACAAGGTCGCTCATTGGTAATTCCTTCAGGAAACCACATTGGTGTATTTGCTGACGGTACAGCAGGAGTATCAACAATTACTCTTACAACACTTGCAGGTGTAGTTCTTGCAACTGAGAAGGTAACATTCTACGGAGATATCGCATCTATCGTAGCAACAACAGTTAAGTCTGTTATCCCAGTGGGATCAAATGCTTCAACAATTAAGGCAGTAGCATACGATGCTTCAGGCGTAACAGTTGGAGCAGGAACACTTAATGCTTTTTCAAGCGATGTTTCAGTGGTATCCGATTCAGGAACTGCAGCAACAATCGTGAATGGTGAAGCAGTGTTTACTCTTACGGGAGTTAAGACAGGTGGAGTTGCTGTAACCGTTAAGTCAGGTACAGTATCATCTGCCCCAGTTGCCACTCGTGTAGAAGGAACCGCAACAACAGTTAAGCTATCTTTTGATAAGGCTCAGTACCTTCCAGGAGAAGCAGCAAACATTACAGTTCAGGTTCTAGATGCAGCAGGACTTCCACTATCTGGAAAGACACACGCTAATCTATTTGCTACAGGTGGAATTGTTTCTAACTACGCATTTGGATCAGCATCTGATGTACTAACAGCGACTTCTGTTACAACAGATACAGCAACAGTTAAGACTTACAAGGTCTTTATGCCACTCGTACAAAATACAATTAAGATTACAGCAACTGGTGGATCATCTCTTCCAGTAGCAGGTCAGGTTGTAGTTTCTGCAGAAGCAGTTGTTGAAGATTCTGCACAGAAAGCAGCAACAGATGCAGCTAAAGAGGCTCTAGAGGCTTCTAACGCAGCAACAACTGCAGCGCTTGATGCAGCTAAAGCAGCTGATGCTGCAACCGCAGCAGCACAAGCAGCAACAGATGCAGTTGCAGCTCTTTCAGAGTCTGTAACCAAGTTGATCGCAGGCCTACAGGCTCAGATCAAGTCACTTGCAGCAGTAGTTGCAAAGATTGCTAAAAGGGTAAAAGCGTAATAAATTAGATAAAGGGGCAAGGGAAACCTTGCCCCTTTATTACCTAAATGATAGAATGGGAACATGGAATCAACTAAAAGAACTTCTTTAAAAACAATAAGCTGGGAAGTGTTTCATCTTGTTGTGCTTGCTGGAATAATATTTTTATTTACTGGAGAGTGGGAATATGCAACTCTCGGAGCCATGCTTTATATAGCTTTTGAAGCAGCAGGGTACTTTATTCACGAAAGAATTTGGGCTAGATTTGGAAAGAAGATTAAATAATGTCAAAACACCATGATAAAATTAAAAAGGCTTTAGAGCAAAGAATTGCTGCTACTCCGAATGGGGCAGGGTTTAAAAAGCCAGGCTCTATGAATAAGAAAAAGACTGGTTATAGAGGCCAAAGGGCAAAAGGCCCAAAGTAATATATGACAGACCTTTGCGAAAATAAAGATTGTTTAAAGCCAGCTAAGTATATAACTACTAATGAAACTAAATATGTATATCTATGCTCAGACTGCTATGTCGACAAATACAAGTCTTAATCAACTAAATGCTATAATAGAGTATGGGTAGACTTCTAGAACTATCCAAATAAAACCTATAGGAGAAATAAAATGACAGACGGATTGAATTTAACAGGATTTAACGATACAAAGCCAGCAGGAAATAATGATATTAATGCATCTGGTGATTACTCACCAGCTACAGGATCATTCCCAGCAGCTCAGGATATGTCCTCACAGGGTGCAGCAGGAACAACAAATAAGATGGTTCACACTGCAGCAGAGACATCATCATTCGGCACAGGGAACTAATTATGTGCGTAATGTGTGGATGTAGCTCACAAGAATTTATGGGAGTAAGTCTTTCAACACCAGCAGCTATTAATGCTGGCCCATCAGAGATGCCATCACCAGAGATGTTTAATACAGACTCTATTAACAATCTTGGAGTTTCAAAAACAGAAATGGACATGAATTAATGTCAACTGATGGAACAGGTATGACTCCTCCTCCAAATTCAGCACCATCTGGTGCTGTTACAAGTTCTGAGGCAACAAGAAAAAAACCAAATCAGTCAGGATTTAGATCTGGCATAAAGCCAAAAATTGACACTAACAGACATGGTATTCGTAGAGAGACATTGCCGTCTCAGCCAAAGAAAACTGGAAGAAAGAAAGTTTAATTGATTACTATAGTAGAGCCCATGCCATAATGGTGTGGGCTTTACTATTTACATATATGATAGACCCTTTCGAATTAGACATAAATAAAGATATAGATGATGCTATAGACATCATGGAGGATAAACTTGGCTGGATATAGATACACAGATAAAAACTGGTTAGTTAATCAGTACGTGACACAGGAGATAGAGATAGAAGATATCGCCAAATCTTGCGGTGTCGATAAGTCAGTTATAATTAGATGGCTAGATGAATACAGAATTTATAGGAATTGGCGAAGATTAAATCATTGACATAAACATGTAAATTATATATACTTTATAAAGATTTAAAACTAGAGACAGGAAATTATTACCATGAGGCGGATTTCTACTATTGCAAGTATTGCGGTACTTTCCCTATCTATTGCTACACCTTTATCATTTGCTGGAATCAAATCTGGTAATGTCTGTAAAAAATTAGGTATTACAACAATCGACGGCAGTCGCAAATATACCTGTATTAAGCAAGGTAAGAAATTAGTTTGGGATAAAGGTATTCTAGTTAAGGCAGTACCTACAAAATTTCCAGCACCAACTCCTACTGCAAGCGTAACGCCTAATGCGGCCCCTATTCCTGGTGCAACACCAATTCCGACAGCTTCACCAACGCCAACTTTTACTGCACCAGCTCGACCAAAATCATTTGGTGATCTTTTGGAGAATATCGATGGTATTTCTTATTGGGCATGGGCGACTAGCGCTGAAAAGATTAAAAACTCCAGTGAGACATCTATCGAAGTAGAGATATTGTTTGGACCAAGTACCACAAAAATTACTCATAACACTAATTTGGCTGTACAAAATGTTTCAAAGCTGTATTCTGGGGCAATTTCACCTAAAAAAATAGTTGCTATATATTACTCGTATGAAGATAGAGAATGGGGTCAGTCCACTTTTGAAAAATATAGCTTAAGGCCAAAGGGAGATGAAACAAAAAATATGTGTCAGACTGCAATTACTTGTTGGGGCGGAATGGCAGAGATTGACTACAGGGGCATAGGAATATTATTAATGAGTGTTAATGAGACTACAAAAATTGATAAGCAGCACACATCAGGACCACTACAGGCTCATGAGTTCGCACACACATTTCAGGCCACGCAATTTGTTGGAACCACAAAAGAATTTAATAGCTATTGTTGTATAAAGCATTACCTTCCTTGGTGGACTGTAGAGGGCGGAGCTACCTTTGCTGAAACAGTAGCGATTAATTTTGATTCTTTTGATGGCTATAAGATATATATGTCAAAGTCTTACAATGATTTTTTGTTTAGCTCCGAAGGGCCTTACACAAAAGAGTGGTTTGAAAAGTTCCTTCAACCAAGTAGCCCTTTAATGTGGGGCGAGAAGCAATATCAATGGAAGATTTACTCGGGGGGCGCAATGGTAGAAGAAATTTTTGTTTCTCTTAAGGGCCCAGATATTAGTATGAATCTTATTAGAGATGTGGCAATTGGTTTTAGCGGGGCAGAAGCTTTTGAGAAAAATTTTGGAATTAGCTGGTCTTCTGCAGTTCCATTAATTGCTGAAATATTAGCTAAAAAAGTTTTAAATAATTGACAATATAAGTTTATATATATTGGTTCATGCGCTCCTATAGCTCAGTTGGTAGAGCAGCAGACTTTTAATCTGCGGGTCGAAGGTTCGAAACCTTCTGGGGGCACTATTGACAATCAAAGAAATAAATTATATGATAGTACAATGCTAAGTATTTACGAAATACCAGATCCTTTTGCAGATTTTATTGAAAGAAAATATGCAAATGTTAAAGGATTAAAATATCATTTTTTTGATAAAATATGGAGTACTAAATGTGGCACATGTAATTTAGAATTAGACGGCCCAAGCAAAAAAATATTGCTAAAGATAAAGCTATATCACACTCGCAATGAATGTCTAAATGGATACTAAGGAAAAGGTAAAATGAGTCAAAAACAAAGATCAAAAGATCTAAAGCGTTCTCAAAAAAAGAAAGCACATGAAAACTATCTAAAAGGATTATTTAATAGATATGGTCATGGGCTTTTATTGAACAGTAATAGTGAGGCTCCAGGAAATAAATACTGGACTGAGATAAATGCAAAGAAGGCTCTAAATGACTAGTATCAGGCCATACGGATCATTGGTTTTAGTAAAAGAAAATGTTGTAACTGATACAACAACTGCATCTGGATTAGTTTTAACAGCTGGAATTGTTGATAGTTATGTAAGATCTGGTACTGTAATTGATGTTGGTCCAGGAGAAAGAAGTGCATTTAATAATGATATTATGATAATGGACGGCATTGAAAAAGGTATGACTGTTTATTATGGTCGTGGTGCTGGAACAGATATCAAAGATGAGGATGGAGAAGAATACATCTTAATTAACTATAAGAATTTATTGGGGTTTAAATATACTAATGCCTAAACAATGTACATGTGGGCATTCTGCAAAATATCCAATATGCGATGGAAGCCATAAAGCTTTAGATTCTGCTATGGAAGTAAGAGTACCTTTGACTTTTAATGTTAAGGATGAGGATGCTGAGTAGTCTTTTATGCTTATTTGTAGGACATTCATTAACAGTAGAGGCTGGCACATGCCCATTTACTGGTAAAACGTATATGGCCTGTAGCAGATGCATGAAGTTGGAGGCCATTTAAATTTATAAAAGAATCTTATTAAGTGGAGAAGAAGTAGAAAACTTAGAAACTCCAGTTGATCTAATAATACATACAAAGTGCCCAGAAAAATGGCTACTGGTTGATCTAGAGACTGGTCAAGAGTATCGTGGCCAAACAATACCCAATAAGTATGGGAAATGGAAGAGGGTAAAAGAATGATGTGGTCATGGATATTGGCAGCAATAGGTGTTACAGGCATATTCCTGGTAGGTAGAAAGACTATATGGGGTTGGCTGATACTATGCGTAAATGAATGCCTATGGATCGCCTACGCCCTTGCCACAGACCAATACGGGTTTATAGCTATGGCTGTAGCATATGCAGCAGTATATATTAAATCTTATATGCATTGGAAAAAAGACATATTGACCGCAATTAGTGAAGCGAAAAGTGCGGCGGGAGAGAGAACACATGTTTAATATAGTAGGTAAATTCCTATTGAGGAATAGACTCCTTGAAAAGGCGATAGAAGAAGTCCTCATGGAGGAACAATCTCTACGTCAATCTAACAATACTGGATTTGATATATGGGGAGCCAATAATTTAGCCTGGAAAGAAGGCGATACTTGGTATGGCTGGACATATAACTATTCTAAGAATAGATACTTCTTTGATGATATTGGATCAACATCTCTCATGGAGCTATGGGAAACACAATGGAAGTGGGAAGATGAAAAAGGAGGAGAGCAATGGGAATCCTAGATAACTTTGAAGCTTATCTTGAATTAGATATTAAAGAAAACATGGATAAGTGTCCATGTGGCTGTCCACCAGATAACTGCACATGTTGCTGTAGCAATCCAAAAGGCTGTGCTCATAGGCAATGAAGAATCTATACTATGAGATAGAGGAATATGTCCCTAAATTTAAGGCGGGACCAAACAATGGCAGAAGTCCCAAGAGACTTGAATCAAACTTTAGATTTGATCCATTACCCTATCAATGGACTATATACCATAATGGAAACATATTAACCTATGGATATTGTCACACAAGAGCAGAAGCTGAAGATATGATCACAAATGAATTAAAGGTTAGATCATAAAGCAGTTGACTAGAATATATGCTATACTCAGATATAAGGAGTAATATCATGGAATATCCAATGTGTATGTTTTGCGACAAGATGTCCAAGTATGATCAACCTGATAAGAATTCAGGAGTGATTATATCAGTATGTGAACGTCATTTCACAATGAATGTAAGCTC